AACAGTTTTAACTAGATGCAGTATTTTACATGATTTTTTATTTGCTACTGAACCTTTATTCTATGGATGGGTTGCTGCCTCGTCTAAAATATCAGTTCCAAACTTAGATTATATAAAATATCATTTGGAATATAATGATAAAGTGTCTTATTATTTCGGTAGCTTAAAGGGCAAAAAATGGACAGAAGATGACATTGAACTTAAAAATGGTTGCAAACTTATTTCTAAGTCTAATTTATCTGGTATTCGTGGCGGTGCTAAGTTGCATAAGCGTTATGATCTCATTGTTCTTGATGACTTTGAAGATGAAAATAATACAGTTACCCCAGAATCGAGGTCAAAAATTTCCAACCTCGTTACCGCAGTCGTCTTTCCTGCCTTGGAACCGAAGACTGGAAGACTTAGAATAAACGGAACTCCTGTGCATTTTGATTCCTTTATACAAAGAATTTTAACAGGGTATGAACAATCTAAAAAGGAAAATAATCCTTATAGTTGGAAAGTAATTACCTATAAAGCTTTATTACAAGACGGAACTCCTTTATGGCCTTCGTGGTTTGGGCATAAGGAAATGGAAAGAAAGAAAAAGTTTTACCAAGATTCTGGAACTCCTCAAAAATTCTATCAAGAATATATGATGGAAGTTCAATCAGAAGAAGATTCTATTTTTAATAGAGACCATATAAAATATTGGGATGGGAAATTTATAAATGATCAGGAAAACGGGATTACATACATTCTCCCTAACGGAGAAGACCAGAAACCATGTAATATATTTATTGGTGTGGATCCAGCAACTGACTCTGCTAGGCGCAACTCTGACTTCTCTGTCATTATTGCTGTGGCAGTTACCCCAGACAACAATTTATATGTTCTTGATTATGTTCGGGATAGGACACTTCCTGTCTTGGGTGTTCCTGGAACTGATAAAAAGGGTATTGTAGACTATATATTTCAATATGCAAAATTCTACAAACCTACGCTTTTTACAATAGAAGATACGACAATGTCTAAACCAGTATTTCAAGCTATAAGAGCTGAAATGCGTAGACGAAATGAATTTATAATTCCTTTTAAGGAAGAAAAACCTGGTAACAGAATGAGTAAAAGAGATCGAATACAAGAAATAATGGCTCAAAGATTCTCAGTCGGCCAGGTTCATATTAAAAAAACGCAATATGATCTCCATAGAGAAATTATGACATTTGGGCCTCGTATGGCTCATGATGACACTATAGATGCTTTAGCATACGCATGTAAATACGCACATCCACCACAAGGAATGCATGAAGGCAAAAGTGGATGGTATAAAAAGAAACCTAAAGCTAAAAATTGGGTAACAGCATAATGTGGAATAGTTTAGAAAGAAAGATAATGGATTTTATTGAAAATATAGATCCTGAACCTATTAGACCTGATTATGGATTTGATTATAAAGGTACAATGGAATTATCTTTTGATCGATTTCCTGCAAAAGATAACCTTAATGAAGAAGGAAAGGGTTCTAATATAAAAACATCTTATGACACTGATGATTTAGATAATCCAAGTCAGTGGATATTATATCCTACTACTGTAGGAGGTCAAGAATTAGACAATGAACAAATTGACAGTTTATTATTAGAAAATCAGCATTTTGGTATTTATGATTCTTTTCACGAGATGCAAACAGCTGATAAAGCTATTCATGAGCATTTTGAAGATTTGCAGAATCAAAATAATGAAGATTTGACTATGAGTGGAAGAATTAGAAAAATAGATAATAGATAATATGAGTAAATACAGAACACAAACAGGTACTGAAATAGAGGATAAAAAATCCTTAGCTTTTAATCAATATCAAGAAAGCGTTTTGAAAAATATACCTGCTGAAAAACTAATGACTCTTTATAAGGATATAGCAGACATAGAGTACGGACCCTTAGAAGACTGGCAGATAGTTTCCCCCTTAGCTAACTATACGGAAGAAGTGTTCGGCACTATGTCTGCTTTAGATTATATAGACGATTTGGTTGATAAGAATAAATTAGTTTTATATCAAGGTAAAAATTTAAAAACAAATACTGGGAATATAGCAGGTGAAACAGCTGTATTTAGACCAGACTTAAATCCTAGTTTATATGATGGGCCTGATACTTTATTTGTAAGAGAATGGGGCGGAGTAAATACTCCTTATAAATGGGATACAGAATTAGAAGAACTTGATACAATATTACATGAGCTAGGACATACTCATGATATTAAAGGAGTCAGCACACCTGCTCCTGTAATAGAAAAAGGTGGTAGAGATAATTTGTTAATACACTCTGAAAATGTCTCAGATGGTCATCATTCACATGATACATGGGACCACAAAATGGAAGAATTTTTAGAAAATTACGTAAAATAAAGGAAAATAAAATGGCATACGGAAAAGATGAAGAAATACAGGAATTAATAGCAGATCCTAATGTTGCTGGAGGAGGAGCCTTTAGTGATATGGCGGCTAAAACAAAATATGCAGGCATGACAGACCCTCTTTTAACAGGAGATAGATTGTCTGTAGGTGATGAAAATTATTATAGACAAGAAGCTTTAGGTAAAGTATATGATATACTTAGTACACATAGCAACGTAGCTGAAGGTAATTTAAAGCCTAGTTGGATGGATAGCAAAGGAGATATTACAGACGTTATTAAATCTATAGCTACTGCTAAATGGGAAAGCGATAGTTATAATTTAAAAAATAAGTTATTGTCAGAAGGAATGGATGTAGAAACAGCTTCTGCTACAGTTGCCCAAGATATTCCTTTCCCTTTAACAACTAATGAAGATGGTACTTATGGAGGAATTAATCCTGAGAGTATATATTATCCTCGAGGACTTGATACTAATGTTGTTCCTTCGATGGGAGAACCAACAGATCCAGGATATAATACTATTGAAGAGGAAGTTATGGGTAATATGATAAATACAGATAAAGACTTATTTTAAGGAGAAATAAATGGCTAGAACCAAAAGAGCTGACCAAGTCAGGCAATTGTTTAATCAATCAAATAATTGGACTAGAAAACAATGGGAACAAATTAATCAAAAAGGTTATGAATTTGCGCATGATGAGCAATTAAGCACTGAGGAAAAAAGTAGTTTAGATGAACAAGGTATGCCAACATTTACTATTAACAGGATTTTACCTGTTGTAGAAATGCTAAACTTTTATGCTACTTCAAATAATCCTAGGTGGCAAGCATTAGGTGTAGAAGGTAGTGATGTAGACGTTGCTGCTGTAATATCTGATCTAACTGATTATGTTTGGGCAAACTCTAATGGGTCAACCATTTATAATAATGCTATTAATGATGCTATAACAAAAGGCCTTGGCTATATGTTGGTTTCAGTAGATCAAGATGCTGATAATGGTATGGGAGAAGTAGTAATACAGCAACCTGAACCATTTGATTTATTTGTAGATCCTAAATGTAGAGATATCTTATTTAAAGATGCTGCATATATAATGATTAGAAAAGTTCTTCCTAAAAATCATTTAATTAAATTATTTCCTGACTCTGCAAGAAAGATTAAAAGCGCTAATAGTGACGATCAAAGTCAAAACTCTTATTCTATGAGAGCAATGGGAGATATGGAGCAAAAATTATTTTCTTATAACGATGAAAATGAACAACATTCAAATGCAATTAATGCCGATGGAACTTTAGATGAATTAGTTGAATTTTTTGAAGTTTATGAAAAAGTTAAAATTGCATATATTAATTTATTTTATAAAGTGCCTCCTTCTAAAGAACAAATTCAGCAAATTAAACAACAATGCGATGTAATGCTAAAAGAAATGCAAGCAGAGTTAGAAGTTCAATTTTTAGAACAAGATAAACAAATGCAAGCAGCTTTACAATCAGGACAAATGTTGCCTGAAAGATATGAGTTAGAAAAAAAGAAAGCTCAAGAAATGATGGCTAATCAATTAAAAACATACGAACAAGAATGTATGAGTAAATTACAAGCTGAAGTTTCTAAAATAGAAAACATGGTTGTGTCAGAAAAAGAATTTAAAATTTTATCAGAAGATCCTGATGTATCACAAAATATTATAGAAGCTATTAAATTTTATAGTCCTAGAATAAAACAAACTTGTGTTGCAGGAGATAAATTATTATATGAAAAAGTATTACCAGATTCTGTAACAGATTATCCTGTAGTACCGTTTCATTATAAATGGACAGGGACACCGTTTCCTATAAGTGCAGTTGCTCCTTTAATAGGTAAGCAGCAAGAAATAAATAAAGCTCATCAAATTATGGTTCATAATGCTTCATTAGGTAGTAGTTTAAGATGGATGTATGAAGAAGGTAGTGTTGATGCAGAACTTTGGGAAAAATATTCAGCAAGTCCAGGCGCATTACTACCAGTAAGACCAGGAGTAGAAAGACCTACACCTATAATGCCTGCACCTTTAGCTAGTGCATTCTTTCAAATAGTCAATGAAGGTAAATCTGATATGGAATATTTAGCAGGTATTTATAGCTCTATGATGGGAGATTCAGGAGGAGCTTCTGAAACATATAGAGGTATGCTTGCAATGGATGAGTATGGAACAAGAAGAATTAAACAATGGATGTCTGGATCAATAGAACCAGCATTAAAACAATTAGGAACTGTAATAACTCAATTTT